TTTATTTAACATAGAAAGTTCCATGTTAATAAAAGAATCCATCCTAGAAATCGCAAGAAAACTTAAAAAAGGTAATTCTTTTCACTATCAAGAAGACAATATTTTCGATGGCTATCCATCAGACCTCAGTGAACAGGACATCAAGAATGCGTTGCTGGCTGTAGCGGTTGTTTCTGAAGAGTTAATTAGATTAGATTAAATCCAAGTTGCGGACGGCGTCTTCCATGTTATCGCCAAGCTTTGTCCAGCTATCATCTCCGGACAATTTATAAATCCACCCACTGACCTTGGCTCTTTTGCCATAAGGATTTTGCGGGACCCATTTTATTAAGACCCTGTCGAAACCTTTCTCTGAAAATTTATCTATCAGCTCTGCCTTCTTGCTCATAATGGTCCTCCCAGTAAGATTCAAACATTTCCCTGAACTCGTTAAAGGTTGGAGCGGGCAAATCCATTTCATCCATCTCCTTCTTGTATTCTCTCCAAGACTTTTTAAGTTGGCTTTCAGTGTATAAAACCATGTTAGTGTATTGTGTGTTTTTCTGTTTTCCTGTTGACAAATAAATCAGTAAGCTCTCCCACACAAACAACTCCCATTTCCTCAGCCGCAAGCTCAGCGTCCTCAAAACATAAAGCATATATTCTTGGACCGTCATACACCTGATCATCATCAGCAGTAAACTCTGTTAAGAATATTTTCATATTACCATTTAACTTTATTAGCCCAGTAAGCCGCAGACATTTTTCCTTTGGATATATTTTTTGCGTGTCTTGCTTTAAAAGATTTTTTTCTTGCTTTGTCTTTTGCGGTCTTTGGACTTTTCCCCGCGCCACTGACCCCCTGTTGACCAAAACGTATTAACTTTAGCTTGTGCCCCTCTTGCGCCAGAACCATGTGCGATTTTGTTTTATGACCGCTGGTTCTTTTGGGTTTATTGACACCTTTAAGACCGTGTTTTTTTAGTAAGCTAGCTTTTCTATTTTCGTGAGACATTATCTTTTCTTTCCTTTGTGTAAGCCATGCTTGGCATGTTGTTTGCCTTTTTTGGTAGCCGATCTTTTCTTTTTATTTGCGGCGGCAAGCTTTTTTCTACCAGCTTTGGTTGATTTTAATTTACTAATTGTTTTGGCTGGTGCATAAACCTCTCCGGTCTCAGAAGATTTTTTTCCGCTAGCAGTTCTCCATTTTTGTTTGGTCCATTTTTTTAATGACTTTTGTGCTTTTTTTAACGCCATTTGCTTTTAGCTTTTTTTTGAGATGTTTTGCTTAGCTCGCCGAAGTGAAAAAGTCGTTTGCTTGTTTTTGTGTGGGTTGTGTTGGAGTGTAACTCTCCATTAGGCATTTTATGCATGCCACCTTTGTGCTCGGTGCCGTCTTTAAAATAATGTTTTACACCTTTCACTTGTAACCTCCGCCAGCGGCTTTGTATTCTTTTGCAAGCAACTGTGCCTTTCGAGCAGACCATTGCCCAGCCCTACCGCCTCGAGTGCCAGCTTTAATTTTATTAAATAGTCTTTTTCTCATCGTGGGCTTGGTGTAATTACCGGACGAGTTTACTGTAGACTTCTTTTTAGAAGACTTTTTTTTCATAGCCACTATTTCTTTTTAGACTTCTTCCCAGTTTTTTTCTTTGGGGGTCTGCCTTTCTTTGATCCGTAGGTTCCTTTTCCGTATGGCATTTGTTAACTCCTATAAAAAATAAACGCATCTTTATTATAGAGCTATGACCCTTGAGTGCAAGAGGTGATCCTCTTTTCCCTCCTTCTTTTGATGCCAGCTTATCTTTGTTTGTTCTTAAAGATATCAACAACTCTGTGATAAACCATTTGTTTCATGGTGTTATCAGGAAGTTCTTCCCACGCTTTTTTTCTTTCAACCCTATCAGGTATTTTGGCTATGGTTTTAGCAATTCCCATTTGCATAGCTAAAAGATATACCAGCTTTTGTGTTCCTTCATCTAAATCGCTTAAATAATTTAGCCTTTCTTTGTGGCTGGGAAGTAGACTTATAGCATGCGCATATGCTAGGTGATGTGGGTCACCAAAATTAGTTTTGTGTTTCATAATTAGTTGCCTGTTTTATTTGGGCAAGCACAGGCAGGCTTGCTTATTTACGGTAGCGTCTTATTTCAATTTTAAATATATTTAAACCGCCCAAATTTTTTAATAAGTACTTAGCAATCTTTTTGTGTACCACTGAGATTTTTTAAGGTCCTCTTCTAAATTTTTATTCTCATACCTCCAAACATATTTCAGTATGTTCCCTTTACAGTATCCCCTAAAAGCTTCCTTTGTCATGCTGGCTTCAATTGCATCAATGCATTCTATCTCTCCGTTCTTATAATGATCCGGATTTATATTATCTTTTTCGTCTTCCTGCATTGCCAAATAATTCATTTAGAACCTCTCTTTATTAACTCATTTACTATTTTTACTTTTACTTTGGGTCTGGTGCTTTCAGATGCAAACAAACTTTCTAATTCTTTGTTTGAATAATTTTTAATGTAGAAGTGTTCTACTTTGGTTTTCTGTGTTTTTTTGTCAAAAGTTCTTACGGATTTTTTTAATTTGATTGGCATGTGTTTTGTCCTAATATTTATCTATATCTTCGTCCATGGTTTCCTTGGGTTTGTAAACATCTACATGTGCTCCGCATGATGGACAAGAAAGATTAGTTACCATATCAAATAGTTCATCGTCCTCTTGAATATCGTGATCTCCGCCCCATATTAATTTGGTATTACAGTGCCAACAGTTCATGTGTTTTCTCCAGTAAACTTTCCTGAGTTCCATATCTTTTTTCAAACTCGTTTAAAAAAGGATGGCGCGATACATACATGTCATTGTTAACACCTTCTCTATGATGTCTATAGCACAATCCTATTGTTTTTAAATGAGCCAAAGGTTTTGTTTTTCCATCAAGGTGATGTACTTCAGCGGGACTATACACTTGATAAAACTCATGACAAACAATACAACCAAATTCAGCTACCTTGCTCATCCATAGTTTCTCTTGTTTTGTTGGTGTCCTGCTTTGCATAAAGTTCTAGTAGTAATGAGTTATTTTGTCTAACGTAATCGTCAAGTGTTATTTCTTTTTCCCCGTGATGACGCCTCTCCATTTTACATTCTTCATACATCCATGAACAGAAACTTTTAAAATTATCATGCTCCATATCTATTTCTCTCCGATCTTATATTTGCCATTTTGGTTCTCCACTCTTCAAACTCCATATCAACAGCGCTTTTTTCTGTTTGTAGTGACTCATAACCAGCCTTGGCTACAGCCACGTCCATGGTTGCGTTGTAGTAATTGTCTGATGCCTCTGCCTTAGACTTCTGAGCGTTGTAACTTTTTTCTCCATCGTCCTTGGCTTTGCAAAGCTCTACCCAAAAAACTCTTTTTAATGTTACCTCAGCTGTTAAAACTTTAACTCTTGCTTCAGATACAAGCGGGGCAAGGTCTCTTAATTTTTGATGAAAATTTTCTGCCTGATCTATCATATTGATTTTTTATAATTTGTTCTGCTTATTATTTCTTTAAACTTTACACCTGTCACCTTGTGATGCCTACCCTCTAACAAACCGGCGTGCCTTTCGAATTCGCTTTGTTCTTTAAGTGTCATCTTGTCCCAGTCAGAAATAATTGTTTCAGGACACACCACAACTCTGTCGAACCACTCAATTACAAAGTCAGAAAGTTCATGTTTAGCTTTAACAGCCGCTGTTACTTTTTTTCCCTGATACATTATAGCCATAATTTTTTCTCCTAAATTGGACCGTAATCCATTTTGTTTTTTGACCCAAAAGCAATGTCTTCTAAATTAGTAAACTTTGATCTAGCACCATCAAAGCCAAGCTCAAATGTTCCTGACTCACCCATTCTATTTTTTCTGCATATTATTTCTGCACTGCCGGTGTCTATGCTGTCATAGTACTCTTCACGATAAAGCATAAATACCATATCGGCATCCTGCTCAATAGAGCCTGAGTCCCGGAGATCAGATAGTATTGGTCTTTTATCAGTTCTAGACTCAACACCTCGGTTTAATTGAGACAATGCAATCACTGGACAGCTAGCATCCTTAGCCAGTCCTTTAAGTAAATTAGATATATAGCTCATGCTTGCCGCTCTAGAATCAGCGTTGGCTGGAGCCTTGTTGGATGTCATTAAAAGCTGTAAATAATCGACAACTATTAGGTCTATATCTTTAACAGCTTGCACGGTTTTGGTTTTGTTAACTAAGGTCTCTATAGTTATTGGAGACTTATCATAAACATATAAATTCTTTTGACTCATCTCATATTCAATCTTATTAAATTGATCCCAGTCCTCTTTGTTAAGCGATCCTGTCATCAGCTTGTCCATAGTTAAATCAGACTCAGAACTTATAACCTTTTTAATTAGTTGTTCGTTAGTCATTTCTAAAGAAAAAATTAAAACGGTTTTATCTTTTTTAATATTATTCGCGGCAACATTTAGAGCCCAAGTGGTTTTACCCATGCCGGGTCTACCGGCAACAATTATTAGGTCTCCTTT